CTCCTGGCTAAACACACCGGGATGCTCGATGGCGTCCAGGATCAGAATAAGCCGAGCGTTATCGGGATCAACCTGCGCGGCCCTGCGGTTACTAAGTATGAGGTGATTGATGAACGAGGAACAGAAGTGGATAGCGGAGACGGTGAAGGAGAAACGGCTGTCGAAGAATCTGACCCGTGAGCAATTGTCCTGGGAGGCGGATGTTGCGCCCTCGACTATTCGCAACCTCGAGCTCAACACCCACAACATAACCTATGTAAAATTGGCAAAGATTGTCGAGGCGCTGGGTATGGAAATCGAATTAATGGATATTGATGATGCCTCGTCGCAAATCGACTGACAGATCCCCGCGTCGGAAGCGTGATCAGCAGACCACCGATGCGCTGACCGAGTTTGAGCTTGATTTCTCGCAGTCCCCGACCGTCTGGGATTTCCTGAACTCTGATAATTTTGTTCGCGGTATCATGGGTCCGGTTGGCAGCGGTAAATCCTACGCCTGTTGCGCCGAGATCTTTCTTCGCGCCGTTAAACAGGCACCCTCGCCGCGCGATGGGATCCGGCATAGTCGCTTTGCGATCATCAGGAACAGTTACCCCGAGCTCCGCACGACGACCTTGAAGACCTGGCAAGAGATCTTTCCCGAGAATAAATGGGGCGCAATGCGCTGGTCGCCGCCAATCACGCATCATATTCAGTTGCCGCCTCGCGGTGATGCTGCCGGGATTGATTGTGAGGTGATATTCCTTGCCCTGGATCAGCCCAGGGACACGCGGCGCGTTCTTTCGCTTGAGCTCACTGGTGCGTTTGTTGATGAGGTTCGCGAGCTCCCGAAAGCGATCATTGATGCCCTGACCTCTCGCGTCGGTCGCTATCCGTCGAAGCTCGATGGCGGCGCGACATGGCGCGGTGTTTGGATGTGTTCGAATCCGATGGATGACGATCACTGGTACTACCGCCTGGCTGAAAAGGAAAAACCGGGCAAAGGCGCCTGGGCATGGAAGTTCTTTCGGCAACCTGGTGGCGTGCACCCTGGATCCGTTGAAGATAAAACGGCAATATTTTCGGCTGGCAAGCATTGGGTGCCGAATCCGAAGGCCGAGAATACGAATAATCTGCCGCCTGGCTACTATCAGCAGCAACTCCAGGGCAAGAATCTGGATTGGATCAATGCCTATGCCGCGGGGCTATACACGTTTGTCCAGGAAGGTCGCGCCGTCTGGTCGGAATACACCGACAGCACCATGTCCGCCGAGACGCTCGAGATCGATTATTCGCTGCCTATCCACGTCGGCCTTGATTTCGGCCTGACCCCTGCCGCCGTTTTTGGTCAGCGGCACCCATCAGGCGAATGGCGCATGTTTTACGAGCTCGTGACTGAGGACATGGGGCTCGAGCGCTTTGGGCAGATGTTGCTTTATGAGCTCAATACCAGGTTCGACAAGTTAGAGCCCCTGATCTGGGGGGATCCTGCCGGGTCAAAGCGCGATGAGATCTTCGAGGTGACGGCGTTTGATCATCTGCGAACCCTGGGCCTTAACGCCAAACCAACTGCGACCAATGACTTCCAGGTGCGTCGTGAGGCTGGAGCCGCGCCGATGACCAGGCTGATCAATGGTAGGCCAGGTTTACAAATTCACAAGGATTGCCACCAACTCCGCAAAGCTCTGACCGGCGGATATTATTTCAAACGCGAGTCTATCAGCGGTGGCCAGGAACGTTTCCGCGACAAGCCATATAAAAATAACTCAAGCCATGTCGGGGATGCTTACGGATATATCTGTTTGGGTGGTGGTGAGCATCGGAGATTGACGCGCGGATCGCACCGCCCTGGCATAAATACCGAGCCGGTTTTAGCCAATACGGAGTTTAGTGTTTTTTAAGAAAAATCCCCCGGCTTTGTGTGCCAGGGGAGGAGGAGAAGGAGCGAAAGGGAGAACAATTAGAATGGTAACACGCTAAACTATGATCGACTTTCAAAACTTTATAAATTTGCCGGATGGGTACCGGTTAATCCCGTTTTCGCCAGCCCATTGGTATCTTTACGACTATTCGGAGATTGAGCGCCGCGCTTTTGACGCCTTCCCTGGTTATATTGATTGGCTAACCGCGCAATCGCAGGTCGGCCCATCCGCTACAGCCATGCTCGGTGGGCAGTGCGTTATGTCTTTTGGATTAGTTCCCATCATCCCCGGCGTTTGCGAGTTTTGGATGCTGCGCGGATCTGCGCTAAAGGCCCACGGTCGCCCCTTTTTGCGTTCAGCCAGACAGTTTTTTGACGACCTGGGTACCGTGCCGGACCTGCGGCGGGTCCAGTTCACGGTCCAGGTACAAAACTTTGCCGGTGTTCGTTTCGCTAAGTGGTTAAATTTTGAAATCGAGGGGACGATACGGCGCCTTATGCCGGATGGTTCTGATTCTTTTCAAATGTCGAGGATTTACTAATGGGCGGACTTTTTGGGAAAACACCGAAGCCCCCGGCCCCTGACCCTGCAATTGCTGAAAGCCAAAAACGTCAGGAAGATATCTTAAAAAAACAGGAAATCCGAACTTCCGAAAAAGAAAAATCGGCGAATGACAAGATCCAGGCGCGGAAACGCGCAATGCGGAAAGGTGGTCAACGGATTCTTTTATCTTCCACGCGCGAAAACGCACAAACGGGAATTGACGACGGTCTCAAAACAACGCTTGGCGCGTAATGAAGTTTACTGTCGAGCAGGTTCTTAAACGCGCGGAAACGGCTGACCGCAAAAAAGATCAATGGCGGAGTTTATTAACCGAGTGTTACGAATTTGCTCTGCCCCAGCGCAATCTCTACGACGGGAATTATGAAGGCGGTACGCGCGGCCAGCCGAAGATGGAACGGGTTTATGACTCGACGGCCATCAATTCGACTCAACGATTTGCAAACCGGCTCCAGGCAACTCTTTTCCCGCCTTATCGCAATTGGTGTCGGCTCCAGGCTGGCAACGATATTGATCCCGAGCAGAAGGATGGTCTCCAACGCGCCCTGGATATTTACAACGAGAAAATGTTTAGCGTCATCCGCCAGACTAATTTTGACCTGGCAATGTCGGAGTTTCTCCTGGATCTCGCGGTCGGCACGGCTGTCATGCTTATCCAGCCTGGCGACGAGGCAACGCCCGTTCGCTTCGAATGTGTACCGCAGTTTTTAGTATCGCTCGAAGAAGGGCCGCACGGCACAGTCCAGAACGTCTATCGCAAAATGCGAATGCGCGTTGAAGCTGTGCCGCAGCACTGGCCTGATTTAACGGTTACACCCGAGCTCCAGAAATTAATCGACGAAAAGCCCAGCGACGAAATAGAGCTCCTCGAGGCAACGATCTACAAGCCGGACGAAGACTATTATTGCTATCACGTTATCTGGCAGCAGAAAAAAGAGGAACTGGTATTCCGCGAGATGGAAAGTAGTCCTTGGGTAGTCGCCAGGTACAGTAAGATTGCTGGCGAAGTCATGGGGCGCGGTCCTCTAATTTCAGCAATTTCAGATATTAAAACCTTGAACCTGGTTAAAAAACTGATCTTGCAGAATGCCAGCCTGTCGATCAGTGGCGTTTATACTGCGGCGGATGACGGTGTACTGAACCCGCAGACCGTCAGGATCCAGCCAGGCTCAATAATTCCCGTTGCGCGTAATGGTGGCCCCCAGGGTGAAAGCCTCAAGCCCCTGCCCCGCGCTGGTGATTTCAATACCGCCCAGATCGTAATTAATGACCTCGTGGTCAGCATCAAGAAAATCATGCTCGATGACACGCTGCCACCGGACACGATGTCCGCACGCTCTGCGACCGAAGTGTCGGCCAGGATGAAGGAGCTCGCGCAAAATCTAGGGTCGGCGTTCGGTCGATTGATCACTGAAGCCATGACGCCAATCGTCAGCCGTGTGCTCCAGGTTATGGACCAGGCCGCAATCATTGATCTTCCGCTGAAAATAGACGGTCAGCAGGTAAAGATAGTGCCTATCTCTCCTCTCGCCCAGGCGCAAAATATGGACGAGTTGGAGTCGGTGATGCAATTCATGCAGGTCGCCCAAAGCGCTGGCCCTGCCGGGCAACTGGCGATTAACCAGGATAAAGCTATTTCGTTTATCGCCGACCGCCTGGGTGTTCCGATGTCGATCCTCAACACGCAAGAGGAAAAAGAGGAAATTCTCGCGCAAATCGAACAGCAAGCTCAAGAAGCAATGGCTGCCCAGGGTGAACAAGAAGGCGCAGCAGCATGAGTACAACCTGGGAAAATTTAACGCGCGATGAAGATCCTTCCGTCGAGGATGTCGACAAGCTGCATCTCCGCGTTTTCTCTACAGAAGACGGCGCAAATCTTCTCAAATACCTGCGTGGCGTCACAATCGAACAACCCACATGGTACCCAGGCGAGGATGCCAGTCACGGCTATGCGCGTGAGGGCCAAAATTCACTGATCCGCGAAATTGAGCGGCGACTAACCAGAGCGAGGATAATACCTGATGGCTGACGAAACACTGACCGTCGAAGGCGATAACCAAGAGGCGCCAAGCGACGACAATCAGAGCTTACTAAATGTCAAACCAATCGAAGAAAGTAGCGAAGAATACGAGGCGCCGCCGCACCTGGAAGGCGATGAGCCCGTTGCCGAGCCAGCCGAAAAACCCGAATACATCGATGATCAATTTTGGAATGCAGAAAAGGGCGAGCTTGATGGCGAAAAACTGGCAACGTCATATAAAGAATTGCGCGCAAAAATGTCAGCAGGAAAGCATAAGGCTCCTGCGGACGGCAAATATTCTGTTGATGAGCTTGGCGATATCGATGCTGAAGATCCTGTTCTGGCCGATTTTTTGGATATCGCGAAAGATGAAGGCTTTTCTCAAGATCAATTCGAGCGATTAACGAAATTTTACCTCGAGTCACAGGGCGCTTTAGAGGAAGAAATTAAATATCGCAAAGATGATGAAATCGGAAAGTTAGGCCGCAACGCTGAAAAAATTATAGGCAGCATGGACGCCTGGCTGCAAAAATTTGGCACGGCTGGGACGCTCAATAATGAGGAGCTCGAGGCTATCGCTAATGCGTCGAACAACGCGACGTTCATTAATGCAATGAACAAAATCCGGCGAAGCTATGGTGAGAGCGATATTCCATCCGCTTCAGCCTCTATGGACGTTGGAGCGACAACTTTAGACGAGATCCAAGAAATGATGGCTGACCCTCGATACGGTGAGGATATGGCTTACACATCGCGAATCGAGAAAAAAGTTTACGAGTTGCACGGCGAAACGATTTAGCAAAACTTTACAATCTGAAAAAGTATAAATTGCGTATAAGTTTTGTAATACGTATCGTCGAAAACGACCGATAACCCTTTGGCCGGTCTGTAAGACTGTCGGCCCAGCCCACTGGATAACCGCGAAATCATTTTTCGTTTTTAACCTGGAGGGCTATCATGGCCACTATCTCAA